AGCTGCGGAAACAAAATTTAATTTACCATCACTTATATTAATGTTTGGTGCAATAAGCGTCCAATCTGTATCCGTTGCAAAGTTCCCATTTGTAACAAGCTCACTTGAAGTATCCGTAAAGTTTGGATTTGTGACAAGGTTGGTTTGTTCCTTGACTGAAACGTTGTTGATTGAAGATTCAAAAGCAGTACCCCCAGTTCTTCTACCTATAACAAAAGAAGAATCACTTGTAGCAACAAAAGAAAATGTGTAAGTACCTGATGTAGTTGCAAAACCAATATTTTCATTGTTAGCACCATCTTGAAATTTCAAACCTAACCCACTTGTTATTATTACATCAGCAGTTACTTGGTAAATTTTACCTTCAGTAAAAATATTAGATTGTCTTATAGATGTAAACGAAGTGCCATCCCCATCAATATTAGCTTTACCTCCACTAATTGTTGCACCATTAATTTTAGTCCAATCAGTATCCGTTGCAAAATCTCCATTGATTACAAGTTCACTACCTAATGGAACAGCACTAAAATCTCCATTCGTTACAAGCTCAGAACCTATCTCAGCAAAGTCACCATTCGTGACAAGGTCTGAACCTAACTCAGAGAAGTCACCATTTTTAACCAGTTCCCCCTCCCCTATACCTTCATAGCCTTCTAAATGTACCGCGAATTTTTTTGCTGCTGTAGAATCTAACTGTATCATACCTTTATATATAAATAATTCAGTTTCGTTTACAAGACCGTAGCCTTTTGTGTAGGTGTTCTTTTTTTACCTAGCTCCATAGGTACATTTATGCAGGTGTGGTTTCCTAATATAACCGCTACCCCTAAAGCCTGTTTACGGAAATGCTTTGCGTACTGTAAAGCGTAAGCGTCCCTATCTATTAAGCATCCAACTTGACAGCCAAATATTTTATAGTTCGCGCCAACAAAATACTCTGTATACATCTGAGTGTGTATATGACCTTGAATTGTACTCATTAGGTCGTTCTTTGCTTTTGTACGAGCCGTACCACCTTCCCCATGTACAAACTGCATATCGTCTATTACTAGCCTTTCAGTCCAAACCCAGTTTGGAGTATTTAAAACATCGTTGTAATGCTTAATCCACTCTCTAGGAATACCACCACTAAATGCTTTACGAGCTACGATGCGGTCATGGTTTCCGATAATTACCGTAGCTTCTGGAAAAGCCTTATACCATTTTGCTACGTGCTTTTTCGCTAGCTGTAATTCGTCACCTGCTCCCATACCGTCTGGGTCTGACTCATGGAAAGAATTTGCACTTGAGTCTAAAACGTCCCCTATGAAGATAACCATGTTACAGTTAAACTTCGCATACGTCTCCTGAGCGTGTTTTAAGGCTCGTGGATGGTCGAACGGACAATGCAAGTCCCCTACTACCAGTATGCGGTTCTCGTCGCTTGTAAGGTGCTCAAAAGCCTTTAAACGGTTTCCCGACAATCTAGGTCTAGTCATATCTTGAAAGTTAAAAAGGGGTAGCCGTTAAGCCACCCCTTTCTATAGATTATTATTAACAGAGTTATTATGCTACTGATGCACCTGTTACTCCGTTTAGAGGAGCTGCATTAGTACCGTCGGCTGCCTGTAAGAATACTTCTCGTTCCTTACCTTGCAGTTCGATAGTATATCCAGTCATATCTCCCATTGCTGTTCCAGTTACAACTGAACCTCCTGTTACATTCATTCCATAAGCTGCACCCAAAAGATAAACATTTGGCACTCCTGCTGACTTATCGTCTTGAGCCTCTACCCAAATATTCGGGCGACCCTCACAAAGGTTTCTTATGTCTGCTATATCTGTTGAATCTAGTTTTTGGAAAACCAAAGACAGGTTTTGCTCAAAGAAAGTTGTTCCGTTTATTGCGTTAGCTTGGAAGTTACAAGTCATACTTGAAGTCTCCGCACGTACATCAAACGAATAAAAATCTTGAGCCGCAATAACAGAAACTACTCCTGCTGTTTCAGTATAACCTGAACCTGCTGGTATGTCTGCATAGTTACCTATATAAACTCTGACAATTCCTCCAATTCCAGACTTGCACCCTACGGTTCTTCCGCTACTTAAATCACATGCCATTTTTTCTTAATTTAAAGGGTTAAACAATTATGCGAATATTGCTGCGAAAGCTCCAACTACTGCGTCAGCAGGTATACCTATCTGACAACCTAGACCGAAACGCATTGCAATTTTTACGTTGTCTGAACCGTCAAACTGCCAAGCGTCAATGTACTGAGCTGAAGTGTAATCTGTGTTCAAGTTAGAACCTACTACTAAGTTCTCTTCGTATGTAAGAACTAAACAGTCGTCTGGAAACCCTTGACAAACGTGAATTGGAATACCTAAGTATTGCAAAGTGTCAAACGCTTGGTTAGTAGACTGCATATTCACACCTTGATGCGCTCCTGAAATAGCTAGACCAGTCATGTATGCTCCTGCTGTCTTTGGAGAACAGTAGTAAGCAATATCTGGACGGTTTAGAATAGCAGGGCAGTTTTCAACTGCGTTGTTGTATACTACGTGAAATGCTCCAGTAGCTCCTACGATAACACTTGCAGCAGCATCGAAACCTGTAGAACCTACAGTTGCTTCGTTAGCAGCAGGTAAGTCAGCTCCGATAATAGAAGCGTTATAACCTGCGTTATCAAAAGTTCCATCGTTAGAAAGGAAACCTCCTGCAAAAACAGAAGAACCTTGCCAAACAGAAGTCTCTACTCCTTGAGCAGCATATCCAGCTACAGTAGCCATAGTGAAGTTTACAAACTCAGGTGAACCTGCGGTCATAGTTTCTCTTGCTCCTGTCATTCCAGCCCATGTAGGGAGTAATGTTCCACGACATAAAGCCTCCATAACTGATAGGTCAGTAAGAGATAATACTCTCTCTCCTAAAGTTAGGGAGTCGTTGTCATTCCAATCACAGTTAGCAGCCTGAATAACGCCCGAAGACGAAAGGCTAGAAATTACGGCTTTATTTTGAATGCCGTCGATTTGTCGCACGAAACCTTGTGTTAAGGTATTGGCGAGTTTGAGAGCTGGTGCTACGAAAGGTGCAGCATGTACCCCTGCGTAAGTTGTAGCAGGAGAAACAGTAGGGTTAGCGAACTCTCTACGCTGTTTTGTTAGTGAACGTGAATAGCTCATTATTTACTTAAATTTTTATTAATCATATTAAATGCCTGACTTGTAGCTTTACTCATTGTAGTATTGCTTTCCTCAGTTATTTCTCCATAAGGAGCGTTTCTGAGTGGCTTGGTTGCAGGCGACTGACCAAACTCACGAAGCTGCTTACGCAACTCAATGTTCTGACGACGTAGACGGCTTAACATACGAGCCTCACGACCTTCTTTGTTAAATTGCTTACGACCTCTTGAACGTCTTAAACTTCTGCGTCCATGACGCTGGCGAGATGCCTCGACTTTTTCTGTGGTTTCTGTACTCACTTCTTCTGTTATTTCGCCTTCGCTTGCTTCAATTAAATCCATTGCCATTTGATGCACAGCTTCAGCTTGTTCTGCCGAAAGCCCCATTTCGACTAAAATATTTACAAATGTTTCGTGGGAGTCTGGGGCTGACTCCTCTACTGTAGTTTCTTCGACTTTCTCTTCTACTACTTCTTCTTCAAATTTATACTTACTCATACTTATATATATAAAGGTGTTTATTCACCTGTTTTTTTAATATCCAAATTCGGTTTTTATTTTTATTTTCTCAACTCAATGCTGACCTGAACTGCTATAGTTTGACCATTAGAATATATTGGCTTTAGCTTTTTTATATCTACGTCTCTATTTATTCCTACCTCTATTAAAGCGTCCTCTAAATCGTATTCAAATTGTAACATATCAAAGTTATCAAAATAAGAAATGTAGCCATGTAAAAAAACCCATATGTTAGAGCCGCTACTTTCGTCACTAATTGTTGTGTCTTCAGTATCATATCCAAAGTCCTCTAATATGTCTAATACTGTTTGTAGAGACTCTACTGCGTTTAATTTAATATCCATAATCGGCTTCGTCAATAATTTCCATAAATAATTGTCCGTCTATAGTACGGAGTGTTTCAGGGGCATACTTCTGGAATAGTAAGCGTACCCTCTCGTAGTCTTCATCGTAAATAGCGTCTTCAATCTGTCCTGCTACTGCTAAGAATCTAGTGTCGTAATCATAGTCGTATGCGAACTCTTCTAGCATAACGATTAACTCCTCTTGTGCTGAGTTAGTCCATACGTCCCATATTCTATTTATTAAACTCATTAGTAAACTTCTCTAAGGGTGTAGTTTATTCCTAGATGGTCTAAAATGTCAGAGAAAATATAAACGTCTTCATAGCTGTCAGCAAGAATATAATAATCACCATCTTTTATTATTTCAACGTAAGGTATTGAACCAAACATATCAAAATCGTGGTCTTCAATAACATTTTCTATTTCTCTATGATTGTTATTATCAAACGTATTTACAAGTAATTCAAATTGCATATTCTTTTTATTAAACTTCCGTTATTTTATATCCCTCGTCTTCTAAAGACTCAAGATAATATCCTAAGTCACCTGCCATATCCCACTCGTCTACGCCTAAAATTTCAACGACTGCATACCTCCCATAGTTTTCAAGACGCGCGTATGCTTCAAAGCCTAAGTCAATTATTTTTTCTAAAACTTCGTAATGTCTTCCTTTTTCTAAACCGTCTATATAAATATCCATATTCTTTTTATTAAACTCATTAAGGTAAATCATATCCTTCGTCCTCAATCCAAACGTAAATCGTTTGAACTACACTACGGTCACTCCCATAAATATCTACTAATACATCTGTTCCATCTTGGAAAACTTCGTAAGTAGCGTCACTTAAAGAAGCACCCCTGCCAAAACTTTGAGTGTTCCAATCTATTAAATCTTGTATCTCATTAGCGTCAGCGTCAAAGACTTTAAACCCTCCTAAATATTCCATATTCTTTTTATTAGAAGTTATCCATTATCTTTTCTTCTAGCTGCTCCTTAACGTGGCGTTCAATCTCATACCAATCAATTAGAGATATTGCGCCTCCAATTAAATCTGACTCTATGCCACTATTAGGACGGTCTATTATGTCGTCAAACATACTTTCTAAATCTCTTGAGTCTACATCATCAGGCTTGTCCCCATTATCAAAATAAACGTCTACAAAGTATTCAATGTACTCCCATACTGATATTAACCATGTCTCACGATTCGCCCAGCCGTTGTAGCCTAGCTCTGTTTTTTTATTTTTCATTTTAAATTAATTAATTCTACTAATAGCTCAACTATTAAATCTGTTTCTACTCCTACTCCGTATTGAGACTCTGCTGTGTCGTATGCCATATCTAATAACCTAAATGTCGCATCTGTATCACCGTCTGCTAGTGCGTCAGAAGCGTCCTCCATTAGCTCTAACAACTTCCCAGTTGCCCCTATCTCTTCCATAGCAATATCCATGATAACTATGTATAGCTCCCATGTACCGAGATAATCTTGTACTATTCTTTCTGCACTCATTTTAATTTCCTTTAGTCTATATTAAAAGCTACTAATCCATAATATGTTCGCATACCCCAATTATCTTCGTCATAATCCCAATCTATTTTTTCCATTTTTATACCTATTTGTCGGACTAGATATTCTGCTTCTTTTTCAAAATCATCAGGTATTGTTGTTTGCACCCTATACTCTACCCAACCCCCTTGTTCAAAGTTGGTTTCCCAATCATCCGCCCACTTGTCTAAGAAATCTTCTATGTCTGCTCTTTTCCAATCTGTATCTAAACTCATTTCCCTTTTGGTTTCTCCTAATATACGCGATTTAGATTGAATACCCAAATAAGTCTGTATTCTCCCTTTTAATAGGGCTTTGTAGTACTTGACCTTCATTTGGTCTAATTCTACTTTTTCCATTTCTACCTCTACCTCCTCTTCTATCTTATCTTCTACAGCCTGAACCTCTCCATCGTACTCTATAAGCACACCTTCAAATACTTCTAGCTCTACCCCTGCCTCAGTCTTATACGTTCCGTTATCTATCTCTATAGGTAGCCCTTCGTCATCTAAAGTAAATACCTTCGCACCTGCTGTAAGAGCCTCTCCATCGGTAGCTATTACTTTTCCGTTCTCTAGGTTTACCTCTGCGTAGAACTTGCGCTTAAAGAAGCCCCATAGCTTTTTAACTATATCGGACATATTAGAGCGTTTTACCTTAGTAGACATTTCTTGTACTGAATCAACGAAGTAACCCTCTATAGAAAACCCACGAATAGAACCCTCTTTTACAGCTTCCCACATTTCATCGTTTCCTACGTGAACGCGAACCATCCAAGTACCTTCTGGCATACTCATACCGTAGTGCTTAGACTTATCCATTTCTGGGTCTTCTACTATCCAAGACTCTACTACGCTTACTCCGTCCACCTTTTCTTGGTGTTCAAATGTATGCTCGTTAGTACGGTTAGATTTTAGGAATAACTCAGAAGCTAATTTAACTGTATCTTGAGAAAAATAAACGTCATACTCTTCGTCACTCATTTCATCGTAACGTGGTATGTTCTTATCTGGAATAAGAGCCGCCCCTATTAAGGTACGCTTGTCCTCGTCTATAGCTGCTAGACTTAAAGCCTTTTGCTTCTTGTCCTTAGAGAAAAAGATAAAGTTCTCTTCTATTGCAGGAAACTTCACAAGGCTAATAGCCTCGACTCCAAAAGCGTCTTGGTCTTCTTCTATAAGTAGTTCTACTAGTTTTCTGTTAGCCATCTTTAAGTTGTTTTATATTACATATAGTAATCTGTGTACTCCACTAAAATTTCATCACGTCCTATACCTCTTATTTCGTGAATAAACTGGGTACGTCCCCATACTTCTTCGGAAGCCTTTTCAATAAAGCGTATTTGCTCGTCCATAGATAAACCCATAATATAAAAATCAGTTGGGCTAAAATTTATTACTTTCTTGTCCTCGTCCCAATAGCCAAGTCCAAATCCCATTGACTCTACCGTATCGATAAAATCATTTATTTCTTCTAAAAAAATGTCGTAATTAAACATATCTACTTTCATCTTTAAGTTGTTTTATAATACTTCAACTTCAAACCCTGCTATCTCTAGCTCGTATATGAAGTCTTCAGCATTACGTTTAGTGTCAAATTCGCAAGTCATTTCAGTACCTCCTGATTTTTCTATTGAGTCTATTACCATAAAAGACCAATCTAAAATTGAGTACCCTTCGTCAAGCATTGCGTTCATAATTTCAGCTTTACCTGCTCGTTCTACAAAAATATAATATACTACCATTTTTATTGTCTTTATACTATTCTATATAAGGTCGTTTATCCACCTCCTAATGCTGTTTGACTATACAACTGATTTGCTTGCAAGGCTGCCCCCTCTAAGTCGCTCTGAACTACAAACGCTTTACCAGTTGTCTCTGTCCTAGATACTTGTTCAGGAACTAAAGGCGTGGTGCTAGGTACTCCTCCACCTCCTCCACCTGACGAAGTACCTGCTTCATTTAGTATAGCATCGACCCCTACAAACGCTCCCATTACCGCAGTTATAGCGGTTATAATTCCTGCTGCCATATCATAGGGAGTAGCTGCTGACTTCGTAGCTACTTTAATTCCATTAGCTAAAGAAACGGCTTGAGCTAAAAGAACGTCTGTAATAGCTAGGGCTTTTGCTTGCTCAGAACCATCCTCTGCCATTCTACCCATTGTACTAAACAACCCTCTAGCTGCACTTACTGTAGCCTTTATTCCTGCTTCTTTTATGCTCTGAATCTTTTTCTCTGACTCCTCTGTCAAAGCCTCCATGTCTGCTAGGAAAATCTTTTCAGCTTCTAGCTCTAGTTCGTGGTTTCCATTTGCTAACTCTATACGTCTATCATACTTCTGCATAAGCAAAGTCTCCTCCCTATCTTTTTCATTCATTAAAGCCAAGAATATCTCGTCTTGGAGAGCTTGCTGTTCTTGGGCTACTTGCTCTGGGCTTTTCTCGTCAAAATCTTCTTCTCTATAGCTCTCCTTTAACGCTGCTTTGTCTTGCTCGTACTTTTCGTCTATTAAAAGTAGCTGCTCTGCTGTAGCTCCTGCAAACCAAGCCTTCTCTAACATTTCTTCATAGCGTAGCTCTAACTCCTTCTCTGCTCGTTTTTGCTCGTCCTCAATCTTAGCCAACATAATCTCTTCGCTAATCCTCTTCTCTAAATCAGCTAAGTATTTTGCGTCTGCTTCTGCTTGTCTAGCTATGTCGGCTGCTATTTTCGCTGCTTTATTCAGAGCGTCTTGTTTTTTCTTTTCGGCTTCCCTTTCTTCTTCCTCCGCTTTTCTCATTAACTCCGTTTGTGCGGCTAAATCTTTTAGTATCGTGGACTCCGTTTCCGAATACTCGTCTTGTGCTACTCTCTGTAGTTCTTTTAAAGCCAACACCTCCTCCTCCATTTTCAGCTTGTTTTCAAGCCCATACTCTATAGCTTGCTGTATAGCTGCGTCTGTTAGCCCCAGCTTGGTCATAGCTATCAAAACCGCTTGCTGTTGTACAGTTAAATTGTTATAAACTCCCTTGTCTATCTCTGCTTTTTTAGCGTCTAAACTTGCTGTTATAGATTTTAGCTTTTGTTCCTTTTCTAAGTTGTTTATGTAATCATCGTAAACTTTCTGAACCTCCTTTTGTCCCTCAACACTTTCTAAATTTACACCTTTTAGAAGTCCTGTCTTTTTTATTAGCTCGTTCATAGCTCGTAAACGAGACTCATCTTTTGCATTTACATCTTGCAGAACATCTAAATAAACTTCCATTTCTGAAGTAGCTCTTCTAGTTGCATCCTCTCCTGCTTGTGTTGCTTCAGCTTGGGCTTTCTGCGCCTCAGTTGTACCGTTAATAGCGTCAGTTACCTTGTCCCAATTTTCAATTAGCAACTCAAGTCCTATAATAATAGCCCCAATACCAACGGCAGCCCAAGCAGCTTTAAGAACCTTAAAACTTTTAGACAACCTACCTACTGAACGAGTGGTAGATTTGAACTGTCTCACAGTCCTTTGAAGCCCTCTAGGAAGCAGAGTGCTAAATAAGTCTCTTACCCCTCCCCAATCTTTTTTCGTCTCCCTAGCAGCTCTCCTACCAGAGTTTTCTAAAGCCTCCATATTTGCTACTGCTTCGTTCGTAGCTGTGTCGGTTTCGTTTACTCCTCTTAACCTAATTAATAAATCTGTTGGTCTAACCATTGTCTTTTAGTAGTTTTAGTTTAGTTAAAACTGAAGTCTCTAAATCATAACGTCCATACCACGTTTTAAGTAAGGGGCTTCCCTTATATATATACGAAGACCCCAATCTAATCATTGAGGGTAATCCGTAGCCTACTGCGTTCATCCAATGCTTCATAGATTCCAAGTTAAGTAATCGTCTCCTGTAAGGTTTAAAGTTATAAGAGGATTATCTGTTAAATTCCATATAGCTAGGTCGTTTCTATTAGTGCTGTCAGGAAAAGTAAGCTGGAGCATCTTAATATCTAAAAGCCAAGTAATATCTTTATTCACCTCTCCTACGCAAAGCATTTCCCAATATGCTATCTCTCCTGCTCCGTTTTGCTTTTGGTTTATCGTAACTGAGCGCGAAGCCCCTGCGTCTGCCTCAGAGTTTATAAGGGTGCTTCCTACACTCCTAGAAGTTCCTGCGGTATTTCCTAGTGTAGCTTGATAGCGTAGAGTTACTGTGTCTCCTATAGTCCCAGCAGAGCCTCCTGTGTCTACGCTTATAATGTCTGCTGTAATAAGGTATATGCAGTTAGGGTTAAATGGTAATTCTTTCTCTCCCCCTATTCCCTCTGCTGCGGTGTTTGCTGCATCTGTTGTAGTCGTAGTCATAAGAAATTGCTGAGTGCTTCCTAAAATACCATTTGCATTTATGGACTTCCCTTCAGAACTTGCTACGTCTCCAATTACTTTTCCACCTGTATTACTTGTACCTAGATTTTTCGTTGCGTCTTGAGCTGGGTTGCTACCTCCCCCATTAGGGTTTGGAGAACCGCCTCCATTAGAAGCCCAAAAGCATACGCTATTTGTATTGTCCCAAGTATAACCATACGCAGTACAACAATCCTGTGTAGGGCTTGCTGAAGCCCCTGTGTCTAGCTCGGTAAAGTTTACCGTTCCATCGGTGTTAAAACTTGTAGGAGCTAAGTCGCATAAAGGCGTAGAGTTATAGTTGCTGGAGTTTATCAATTTAACTAACTCCAGAGTGCAGGGGTCGTTACCTCCTGTAGCAAAGTTAGATACCTTTACTAATCTCCAAAAGGTTTCGTTTATAAATATTTCGTCCGTCCAGAGTAACTGATTAATGTCTTGAGGAGTTAGGTAGGCTTTACAAGTCATTATACGAGACTCACTAGAGTACTCTTCATGTAATCTTCTAGCCCAGTATTTTCTTACAGCATATAGGTTAGTAATACCTGCTGTTATTCCTGCGTTAATTAATGGATGGTCTATATTGTCAGGCCAATCGTAACCCCAATTTAAAGCATTACTAGAAGAGGTAACAGGGGTTGTGTTGTATTGAGAAAAGAACGGGTAAGTAGTTACATCTTCATACCCTACTATATTACCCCCTATTCTAAATACTGCTCCGTTGTCAATATCTTCTACTCCATGATAGTAAGCTAAAATAGGCTTCGCGCTAACTACTTCTTTTAGGCTGTCGTTATTCCATCCAAGTTCGTAAAGTCTAGGAACTAATACGTTAGGAATTACCGTAGCTCCGTTCTGAAAAGAAGACGGTATATGCGCTAATCTTAGAGGTTGGAACATTCCCCCTATTCTTTGTTCATCTGTAGCGAAGGAGTTTTCGTTTTCTTGAATCCACCTCCCTTTAACAAAGTTATATTGTTTTTGCCACCATGCGTTCCTCCAGTCGTCACCCTCTCCATCCTCAAACCTTACTATCTTCTTTTGGTATTTTAAAGTGGGTTCTATTTTTATTGTATCTATGTCTACTTTTTCTGACCAGTCTTTTTGCTCTGTTCCTGAATCAAGTAAATTATTATAGGTGTCTAAATATAATACGGTTGGGGCTTCAGGTATGCTATAGATTATTAGATTGAATCTGTTAATAATCTCGCTTAACCATTCTCCTACTTTTACATCTGGAAAATTTGCGGAAACATCAACGAACAGTCCAGTAGATGTGTATTGCTGTAACTCTATGAAACTTACATTTACCCCACTTACTTCTTTTATTGTAACAGCATTATTGATATTGGTCGCCCCAACATACCAAGTTACTGTGTCGCCTATATTACAAGATATGGAGATGTTTTCACCTATAAGAGTAGAGGCTGAACCATACGTCGAGTTGTGAGAATATTGGTATTGTACGTCCCATTCTGTAGCAGCGTTTTTAACAGCATATACCACTACGCTGAACGCACCTGTGTCTGGGGTAGAGAGAGACGTTACATAGAAGCTGTACTTAAAGGAAAAGTTACCATTTAAAGTAGGGGTAAATACTCCTCCATTAAACAAACCGTCTATATCATTAAACGGTACGCTTTCGTTATCAAAAGGTAATTGAGAAATAGCTATACCTGAAGACAACGGTATTTGATAGTCACTTGTTAAACCCACTTTAGAAGCATAAAAAGGTCTTCCTGCCGTCCTCTCTAGCTCTGTAGCTAAGAACATATACAAGTGTCTGAACTCAGCACCCTCTAAAAAAGTAGAGGAAATAGTAAAGCCTGCCTTTTGAGCTATGCGTCTAATTAAATACGGTACACTTATAGATGGTTTAAAGTTATATGGAGCTAGTGCGTTCTGTATTTCTATCGTTCCACTTTGACCCATGCCTCCACCTTCAGAGTCATAGTAAAATCCATACCCTTGAGGAGAATCACCTCCTAACCCCCAGTCTGAAAGTGGGTAAACTATAGTACCTGCTCCTACCCCTCCTGCTGTAATGTCATTTGATAAGTCCCAACTATCTACAATATTTTCTGCTGTTAGAGGATGGTCTAAATCTGCATCTACTAAACCAGCTTCGTCTATGAAAACCTCGTTAAAACTAATGTCTTTTACCGCATCTATAAAAGAAGCCGCCTCCGAGAGTATGCTTACGCTATACTTTTTCCCTGTTGGATTGACTGAGTGTAGTTGTAAAACCCCGACCATAATTACTACGCCAGAGTCAAATACCTCTACGTTAGTTTTTACCCCTACGTTGAATTTTGCGCTAACAAAGTTTACGTTATAAAACTGTCCAAAAAACTGATTGTTATTATCAGTCATAGGCATATCGAAGCGTAACGAGTGTGGAGCGCGAGACTGAGAAATATCTCTCATCTCCTGAATAGAGTAGTTAAACTCTACAGGCATTTCCTGTACGTCTAAGCTGTATACGGCTGCTCCTGTCTGAGCGTTAGCTATTATCTCTATCATTGTACGTTGGGCTTTCTACGGCTTATCTCTATCTCTATTGTGTAGTTAGAAATCTTATCGTTTAAGGCTGTCTTAAAACCTATTTGCGCTCCCTTAACAATACACCTTGACCAGTTTGCGCTCTTAGGTAAACTAGGCTGCTGAAGGGCTGGGGCGTATAGGTAGACTCTAGGAGAATTTACTAGAGACATTATTAAGTTGTTTAGGTTGGTAGGGTTATTTTCCCTTGTATTTAAAGTAATCGAAGTAGTAGTTAAATTTCCTACACTTGTCATACCTCCCTCTTGAGAGCCTTTGCTATAGGGTACAGTATTACTAGCTTGAAATGCGTTACCCCCCATAGACCTAAAGCTACTTCTTTTTATGCTCTGGGTAACGTTAGAAGACCCATCACATAGTAAGTTGTCTATACCCCCTACATCGTTCCACCAGCTCAAGAAATATTCGCTAGGTATATTTACCTCAGCTAAAGTTTGGTTGTATCTAGTGTCACAAAATTTATTAAACCTATAAACTACACTCGCTTCATTTCCAGCAAGCGTAGTACTAGAGGCTGCTTGTATTTCGTAATAGTCCCATGTTGCATTGTTCGAGGGGCGTAAGGAAGTGTCTATATTTTGCAGCTCTAGGTTTCTAGGATATGCCCCGAAGTATAAAATAGACTGCTCATCTGTTAGCCCTGCTGCTGGAACTACCCCCCCGTAAGTTGGGTTGTTTGTAAAGTAGCCTGTATTTAAAGCTACTCCTGCTGCTGTAAAATAAGATACATGGAAATAGTTACAGTTATCACTACCCACATCGTCACCGTTAAGAAAAGCTAAAGCTCCAAATTGACCTTCCAAAACCCATTGCTCTATTTGACTGTTTGAGTTTTCTGTAGTTACTGAGAGAAGCCGACCTGCGGAATTAGTTAGCTCAAAAAGATTAACAGAGTTAGCTGCGTTAGAGTTTACATTTAAAGACCTAAGACTTCCGTTTATAGCTTTTAGCGTAGTGTCTAGTGCTGGCAGAAATGTCTGTACTGGAGCGTCATTTACTGTAGCAGCTTTTTCATACCCAAACTCTACAGAGACAGTTTGTATAGCTTTTTCGTTTAGAGCAAATATTGTAGTTAAACTTAGGGCGTTGTCAGCATCGTATTGACCTAGCCTTAGTATGGTTTCGTCTTGCTGTACATAGTCAGAGATAATATCCTGTATTCTAAATACAGCGCAGTTTGCGTTATTAGGCAGTTGCTTAAACGTACCTATCACTACTGAGTCTATAGTCAGTCTAACTAGATACCTATATTTTGGGTCAGCGTAGTTAGTAGTGTCTCTTACTTGGTAGTAAATATCGTCTGCTACTCCTTGTACTCCTTGTCCCGAATCGTGGTCTACTGTGTATGCCATTATAAAACTATTTCAATATTTATTGTTTTGGAAAACTCCTTATCTAAAAACTCTCCATAATCTTCAACATACGCCTCCTCCAATTTTGGTCTGTATTTTTTTAAGGTTCTGACAAAAGCATCTGTATAGAAGTCTGAAGTAGCTATACCATACAGGTAAACTTTACGACTTATTAAACTAGTCATTTGGTCGTAAGATAGAAACCTTCCAGAAGTTAGGCTTTTCCATTGCTTAATAGGTTTGGTATTTATCCACTCTCGTATGCCTTTCGTTAATCCTCCGTTTGTATTTCCCGTTCCAAACTTAAAAGGAGAAAGGGGTGCTAGAGCGTCACTTATCTTTCCTTTGACCCCGTAGTTCACATACTCCCAGTAAGGGGCGTTAGGGGCATCGAAAGTCATTGAGAACTCATTGTCGTCTACGGTAACGGAATAAGCTAAAGACTCCCTCAAGTTTCCTGAAGCATTTTTCTTTTTTCTATCTAAATTCTTTTGCGCTCGTTTGACCACCTCCTTACCGAAGTCGTTAAGAATGTCTGTAAACTCATTTAAGGGTAGAAAGTAGTTTACCCCTGCTATTTCTATGTTAAGACGTATAAGGCGCAATGCAGAGGTTTATAGCGTTAGGTACTCGTATCTCAAAAGAAGTCTGCCAACCTGTTAGTAGGTTAGAAAATCTAGCTGTAAAAGGGTCGCATGAAATGGGTGTAGTGAAGCCCCAATGTTGGGTGTCGCTATCTAAAATAGATTGGCTGTTCATACTCAGAACGAACTGAGCTATTACGTCCTGCATAATTAACAGCGTCTCAGCATATACTTGAGTAAGTAAATCTGACTGCTTTTCTATTACTAGGTCAGCTACTATTACCTCATAGGTAAATACAGTTACACCTCCATCAATAGAAGCTCCTGTACATTGTGCGTACAGAAGTGGAAATAGGTCTACGGTAATTTTATCTATGTCTATTTCGTCTAAACTAAACGTATAGAACTTTTGTAACTGAAGGTGCTTCGTTACAATTTCTTTGAAGACGTTATTAATATCAACTACGGTGTCCATTTACATTAAGATTTTTAGAGGTTTGTATGTCTTTCTCATAAGCTAAAAAGGTTAAGGCTTCCTCTATATATATAAGAGTTACCGTTTCCATTTTAGTAAGGTCACCATCCGCTAATTCATACATGATATTGTACCACCCCCATTTGCTATGTATTTTACTCTGGCTTGACTTCTCTACGGTTTCAAAGAGCGTTGCGAATCTTTCGCTAATATCGTCCCGATACGATAAAAAAAAACCATTGCAGAAACCGCAACATCCATTTTGCATTCTAACATAGCTTGCTGTTTTTCATGGTTCGGGTTATAGGGTTCTATCGTATAGCTGTCTACACTCCTTTTTATTATCGGTCTGTATAGAACTGAGAGTATGCTTTCTAATTTATCATACGCTCCTAATCCTGTGTATGTTTCTAGGTCTGCGAACTCTCCTAAAGTTAGCTTAGTCCAATTCGGTATGAATCCGTACTCTACTCCTTTCAAAGTGAACTCCCGAATCAAAGGGTTTTTCTTAGGGCTGGTATCTGGCTCTTGAGTTACCCAGCTCACCATATTCATTACTTTGTTTACGCCCTCCCATTCTGCGTTCTCTAAATCTTCTTTACTAATATCACATAGAGCAGAAACGACTAATAAAGAAAGTTCCTTTTCTGGTAGTTTCTTATCAAATAGCTTGAGCATATTCTTGTACTGCCTTACGCTTACATCTTGGTAGCCTTCAGGTACGTATAGGGTTTTTTTCTTATTCACGATACATAGTATTTTCCTGTTTTCCTTAATATCTTATTTAAACAAACATAACGCACCGCATCTATTAAATGGTTGTATGCGTCTACAGGAGTAGCTAACATCTTCCCGTTTTTGTCTGTTTTCCATTTGTAGTTTCTAAACTCTTTTTGTGCGTTTAGGCTGTCGTCTTTAATAAATAGCTTGTGCCTACGCATAGTATCTATTCCTACCCTAATGCTGTCAGCTCCTTTCTTAGAGGGTTTTATATTAAAGTGTAGCCTATGTATAGTCTCTATACTTTTAGGCTCTGCGGAGTCAGCTATTATCTCGTCATGCCTAGTCACCCCATAATCTGTTAATCTCTCTGCTATGTCGCTATTGGTTAGACCTCCTTGATAAATCATTTCTTCAATGTAAATCTCATTATCGTGCAGGTATACTTTAGCTAAAGCCGTAGGGTCATTACTGAAACCAAAGTCTAATCCATAGGCTACGAGCTTTGCGTGTTCTGGTAGCTCAGTATAAATCTCAGTTTGAAATATAGTCTCTCTACTCTTACCCCTTATTCCTAGCCCGTAAACTCTCCAGTAGTTCTCGTCCGTTTCCTTGAGCCGTTCAATCTCCTTAATCGTTTCATCTCCTAAGAAGGGGTTGTCTCTGTAAGTACTCCTATAGAAATTTGAGTCTTCTCTAGGTATAACCTCATCGTAAATCCAATGGTATTCGTCTGAAGGGTTGTAGTCTAAAATCATACGTATAGAAGTTCTCAGTATTAATTGTCTGAAGTCCTCCAGCGTTAATTCATTGCACTCGTTTATAAAACAAATTTCTCTTTTAGCTCCACGAATCTTACTTGGCTGGTCTATTGAAATAAACTCCCATCTTGTACCCCATAGGTCGTAGGTGTTCTCTGTCTTGTTGTGATACTTCTCGCTATACCAATTCTCTGATTTGAGTATGTATATGAAATCTCTAAGTACACTAGCCCTAAGACTTGGAAACGACTTACGTACTACTGTAATCGTATAACCTGAATTGCTATTGTTTAAGCACCACTCTATAAGCAGTAAAATAATAGAGTACGTTTTTCCACTACGAGTTCCCCCTTGAAAAATTGCTACCCTCTTCTTACAGGCTTTGAGGTCATAGTATGTTTTAGGCTGTGGGAGCATTTACCATAAAGCTTCTAAAAATCCTATTAACGAGAAGACTATACAAATAGCGTTGTTACTGTCTATCATGTCGTACTCTCTAATCTTATAAATTAGGTCAGCAGTACACAGTATAAACACCACCCCAAAACAGAATCCTTGTATCATATATCGTTTAAATATATTGGTGAGTTCTCTGTTTCTAGGAGTGGAAGGCGTACCTCTAACTCAAACGTTTTAAAGGCTTCGTTTCTATCTACGTCTTTATCTTTCATAATCTTATCTATGATTTTAGATAGGCTGTAAATTGCTCTAGGTTTAGCTTCGTGTGATACCCCTAAAATAGAGTCTAAAAAACCTGTGAGCTGGAGTACGTTGTATTCCTTTTGCTCAGTAAATTCTACCTCTTCTATGTTATCCATCTATCGAGTCCTTTTGGTCTTCACGTTCTAATACGTCTGCAAACCAACTTGGTTCAGTTCTAGGTTCGTTTACTGTTACTTGAGTCTCTGTCTGTTTAGGAATAATGTACGGCAAATATGTCGCTAGTATTTTTAGATACTCTTTTCCGTTAGACTCTCTAAGTAAATCAAATTCATTTTCTACGTATTGTATCTGTCCGTCCAGAAGTTTAAGCAGTATGTTTCTAGCTGCTTCTGTAGTTTTACTCTTGAGTCCTTTTGGTTTTCCTTTAGGGTTTCCTGACTCTCCTTTTTTAAATGGCATCGAATATAGTGTATTGCTTTTTATTGATATTATCAATAAGTTTGTATTCAGCTACTTTAGTAGTTGAGCCAAACCTATTAGGTACTTCTACTGTTTTAGTCTCGAAGTAGTACCCCTCTTCTTTGAGGTTAAATATAGAAGCTGAGAGTCTGGTGTTCCCTAAATCTCTTATTGCTTCTAGTGAGGTTATTGTGCTGTGGGTACGTAGGTAATCTAGTAACCTGCTTGTGTGTGTTTGTTTACTCATCTTCTAGTTTGTTTTTAAAGTGTTGTATTATCTCTTCTGTCTTTTGCTTGTAGAATTTCTTAAAGTCTCCCTCTTCCCCTTCCTGTTTCCATAAGACGAATAGTACAGCCCTTAACCTTTGTGACTGTGATTTTGGTTCGTCGTATAAATCTAGGTCTATGTTATCCAGCTCCTCTATTTCGTCTGCGTTCATTTTCTCCTCCCCTCTGAAATATAATATTCCAAATTGTTGAAGCATCTCGTCAATTTTCATCACCTCTAAAGATGTTTTCTCTTGGGTAATAAACCTTAGAGAAACCGACCTATCCTTTCTCCTTGACATACCGTCTAAGTATGCTGAGAAAACTACCTTACTCATTACATGAGGCTTCGTATGCTTTTTCTATTTGCTTCATGTAACCGAGCATACAAGAACCGCATCGTGTTTTCTTCTTACGTTGTGAAAATACCCTTTCGTATACGTCCACTACTAATTGCATTTCTCCATCGTATAGACGGTTGCGTGACATAGCAGGTTTTAAGGTGTCTTCAAAAATCTTCTTGTCCCCTTCGTTCATAGGTTTCGCATAAGGAAAGCGTTTATTTAACCATTCCTTACGTTTGCTACATCCACAGTCTTCTCCTAAAACTGTTTCGACTACTTTCTTTATTCCTGTAGCTTCAGTTATCTTCTCTATCGAGTCTCCTATACCCTTTGACTTTTTCTTTGACTTCTTCTTGGGCTTTTTTGAGGGCGTTGTAGAGGGTGCTTTTTGAGATACCTGTGGCATTAGATAATGATTTTAATGAGTGACTGTGAAGATAGTATATGCGGAAAATTTCTGCGTTAAACCAATCCATGTCTTGCAATATAGTGTTAATATATTTAATTGTCTCCGTTGTATCATATTCGTTATCAACATCTTCATCAACAGCTTTCAATAGAGACGGAGGGTAGTTTACTAATTTCTCGCTATATTTTTTATACTTGTAGTAGAATCTGGTTGTGCTGCTGAAACCACATATAGCCATTGTTCTGCATATGTATTTCATTAAATCTCCGTCTTCACACATCTTCTCCAAAAGTGGTCTAGGTTCTTCTAAATAGTATACTGCTAAATCGTGAAGTAAGTCGCCCCCATATCCTCCAACGTAACGGTTTGAAACTTTTAACAGTTCGTCGTAGTTCTCCTTAAAGAATCTGTTAAGGCAGCTCATTAAATTTTCGCGTAAAGTGTTCTCTCAACTCTATCATTTCTTGTGTAGAAAACTTGCGTGTTTTATTGCTCATAATTTCAATCTTTTCGGCTGTACCTTTTCCAAACACTTCGTCCAAGCGTTTACTAAAAAGATACTGTTCTCCCCCTCTCATATTACACCTCTTACATTGGGGCATGACATTAACCATACCATGTTCAGGTTCGTAAAGAAATCTTGTACTCATCTTTGACCTGCTTTGAAAGTGACCGCAATCGGTTTCATACTTCCAGTCCTTTTTCGCACCACAAGTAAAACAGTTTATAAATCCGTTTTCATCTGCGTTGCTCTTACGCACGTACTTGCTTAGGGCATCGTCTAGTTTCTTTTTCTCTCGCTTTCGCACAGCGAAATATAAGACAAAAAAAGAGAGGCTAATGCCCCTCCCTTTAAACAAACGCACACACTTATCCACAATACCGAAAGAACAACCGATACTATGAATAGCGTAAAGATAGGTTACTTCTCTTCGTTATGCGACTTATTTTTATTTTTTAATCTAGTCCCTAGCCTATCAAAATTTCTGTCTGGTGTAGGCTCGTTGAGTACGTCCTTTAAAAACTCACCTAAAGGCTTGTAATCTTTTGAACGTTCGATAGTATCAAATGACTCTGACTTTCGTTTCCTGTGTAGTGACTCCATTACTTCGGTTCGTACTTCACCTTCGTACTTTCTCAAGCAATCTAAAATCTCTGCTGTTTTTAGCCTTTCAAATAGTTTACCAAATTTCCCTTGTCGTATCATAACGAAACAAACCCGTATCTCTTCTAGCTTTAAAGTGGGGTGTTCTTCTAAAATACTCCTACAACAGAATTGTATCTCTTCGTCTGTAGAGAGAGTTTTATTTGCATCCACTTCTTTTATAAGCCTACCTACCTCTGCCATAATCCAACCCCTTACAATTTGTGGGTTGTGCTTTACGGCTGTCTGTATATTCGTTCCCGACTCCCAAGCCTCTGTCGGTTTGACTAAGGTTTTGTTATCCGTTATTAACGAAATCGTTAAGGGCTTCAGGTGTAAAGTTGTCTGTGTTAAATCCTTTTTTTCCATGCGTGTTTTGTTTATTTCTGCGTTTCCATTGTCTCGCGCAAGCCTTCCAGTCTTTAATTGAATTACCGCCTTTGACTTTCCACCCTACTGAATCGTACCAATCTACAAATTTTTGTGCTTCGTCCAATAACATTCCTAAATCTTTAAAGTAATCTAAAACCTCATCAAAATTTTTAGGTCGCCCTTTAATTGGTTTAGGTAGTTGGTTAAGGTCATTGGTTATAGTATGCCTCACCTGAGTGAGGGTACGAACCTCATCTGAGTGAGGTTGCGAACCGCACCTGAGTGAGGTAGGTAACCTCAGTAGACGGCGGTTACCCCCATTTATAAAAGTACGCTTTCGTTCTAGCCTTTTGCTGTCTACTAAACTACGTATAGCTTTTTCTATTCCACTCTCAGAAATTCCTATCAAACCTGCTAAATGCTCATTACTCACAAAGCAGTCTAAATTATTCTTAGAGAAAGAATCTACCTCTAGTAAAATAATCTTCTGCGTCCAAGTTAAGTTTGTATCTAAATACAAGTCTGCTGGAATCCATACCCCTTTGAAGTTTCTACCCATAGAGCCGTTCTATAAGCCCTAATAAAAGGAAAGTTCCAATAACTATAATTACTGCTGTAGTAATCTTATTCGGTGTAGAAGACGGCTCACTTAACATCCTTAATAGCTTGCACATCGTCACATCGTTGATTAATCATTTCAAGTATATTTTCCGTAGTCTCGTTACTCCACTTCTGGAGTTGCGGAATATACATATAGAATCTTTTTGGGTTAGAGTTATACCATCTATTTACAGTATTCTTACTCAATCCTAAAGCATCGTTTAACCTTTCGTGTGTTTTAAAATGTATCTTAATGAACGCTCCCATTGACCTCATCGCTTAGTTCCTTTAAAGTTAATAATATCTCTTTTGCATAACGCTTTACTCTGTTAAAGTATGCTTCGGTAGGCTCGAAGTCTAAACTCCCTACAGAGTTTATAGCGTTTTCTATAGCCCACTTTATCTCTGCATTTGTAACAGGCATATAATCTGTTTCGTAAATGTAGTTATTTTCTTCCTGTGCTTTTACAGCTTGTTCTGACATTTTACCCATGACTAAAATGGTAAGTCTAATTTTATTTTCTCAGAAGCTTCACGCATTTTCTGTTGCATATTTTTGTCTGACTCATCTTGAGCCGACTCTGCTCTATTCATGTCTTCGTCACTCCATCGAGTAGAGGAAGAAGCCACAGGCTCGTTGTAAGGCGTTTTAACGATGCTGTCGCGCCTTAAAAGAAGCTCCCGACCCATAGCCTCCACCGTGTTTAAGTAAGTGTCTCTATCACCCTTTAAAATGCCTAGAGAGCTTATTGCTGCATTTATAGCCCAAGACGCTTCTATTCTTCTAGTAGTCTCGTCTTTGTTTACAGGCTGCTGTCTAGCTGTACCTTGAAATGGTGGACTGGTACTAACCTTTAATCGGGGCGTACCCTTTGGGCTTTGACCTTTTATCTCGTAGTATACATTGTCTCCTACTTTGTATGGTGGTGTTTCGCTTATCGAATTACACTCCCCAGCTACACCGTCTGAGAGTTGTACGTGAAAGGCGTACATTAGTTTTCCTTGATTTGTAGTCCAAGTTCCGTTGCCTTGCAGGCTGCTTAAAGTTGCTTGTTTCATGTTGTTTATTTATAAAGTGAATTTCCTTTTTTATCGTATAAAGATTTGCATTGAATTTGTATAGGTCTACCTGACTTTGGTAATTCCTGACCGAAGTAGGTTCCTAAATATCTTTCTTTATCTTTTTTAGTTTTAAAGACCTCGTTATTTCTTTTAGAGTTTAATAGCTCTTCTACGTCAGCACCCTGTAAACAATGCTGCATCATTTGGTGATACCTACACCCAACATTACCCCAGTACGTTACGTCTTCTATTTTTTTCAAATGCTTTCCTTTAGTACAGTAGTAGTTTATAAATCCTACTTCACTAGCCCACCCCACAAAATTTCCGTCTACTCTAGCTGTGACTTTTTTATTATAGGTTTTAGCTAAATCTACATCTGTAAGCCCAGCAGAAGTTAGCACACCTCCGCTTAAATCTAACCCCTCCCCTCTAGCTACAACGTACTCTGCTCCAAAATATTCTCTGTTACTTTCACTCATTTTGTTCTTGCTTTAATTATTGATTGTTTAAATTGTTCTATTACTCTCCTTTCGTCAGCGTCTAAAACCTGCTGACTTAACCAACGCCTCCACTCGTTATAGTCTTTGATTGGTTCTTCTGGGTAGGTTGTTTTCATTTACTCTTCGTCTTCGTTAAATTCGCAATGCTCTAAACATTGAGGGCATATACCCATTTCGGTTTCGGTAGTTTCTGCTCCGCAGCAATCTGAAGATGGTATCATGTTAGTGAGTTAAAGGTGCTACGTGCTGTATGAATTCATGCTGGAATTTAACAGGGTGTATAGAAAAAATCTCTAGCTTCATACTGGCTACTTCGATAGCTTGGTCAGCACTCTTAAACTTAGCAGTTTTACCGCCAAAGCCTTTCATGGTGTTTAATGTCCTTTCGTCTATGACGATAAATAAATCTGTGTGTTTCATTGTGTGTGTGTTTTTATCCAAAGTTTATATTTTCAAATTCTTCTTTTGTTCCAAAGTGGTCTTTAACTCTAATTTCAATACATTCCATTTCATCTTCGTTGAAGAATTGATTTAACAATCTTAATTCTTTTACTTCAAGAAACCTTACACTGTTTTTTCTTCTTTTATCAATCCAAACTGTCGTCCATTCGATAAATTGTCTTGTTTTTTTCATTGTGTTAATTGTTTGTTTAACGCAAATATAGTGTATTTAATCTAATAAACCTAATTACCCTTACTTGTATTTACTTGTATACAAGTTGTAACAACCAAAATACAGGGCATAAAAAAAGGGCAACCCACGTTTGGGCTACCCTTATTAAACTAGCGACTCTCGCTAGAGCTGGTTAGGCTTTACTTTCTTCTACTCTTACCAAATACTACTGCTTGTAAAACTCGTTTTAAGATATTGATAATCTTATCGTCTTTCGTAGTTTCAGTTAAGGCTGTGTAAGTACCTAGAAATGTTACAAGGGCTAAAGCAATCTCTACCCAATTAGCTGTTAAAAATTCCATGTTATTCTTTTATTAAAAATTTATATTTGCTTTGTACATCAAAAGACGGACAAGCTTTGTTAGAAAATTCGTTGTGACCATAAAGGTCTAATTTGCCAAATGTAACGCTTAAAGACTCAAACAACCGCATGAACGCAATATCTTGGTATAGAGACATAGTGTCTTTTGGCTCTCCGTTTTCGTCTAATCCTCCTACGTAAGCT